GAACCCATGATACGAAGGTTCAAGTTAGCGGTGGTGTTGATCGTGCTTACCGCCAACGTAGCTGAAGACATCCCAGTGGTACTGCTTCCGCTTGTGCCACTAGCAAAGTTTGCGTTAGCAAAGACCGCAGCCCTTGCACCCGCTTCATTTGTGAGAGATGCATCCGTAGCAATTGCAAACAATTGCATGGGATCATCAGCAACGAATGCTTTAACAGGGTGATTACTATCCGCACCGGATCCAGGCCAATGGTTACTAAAGACAGGCTTTCCTGTCGTACTAGAAACATACTCGCAACCCATGAAAGCGCCTACGAGACCAACAGTGCCACCTGCCGCAGCGCCCACGATGTCAATAAACCCCGTAGAGAGGGGAATGACGGGACTGCCTTGGAAGATTTCATTGCTGTTACCGCTTGCAATTTCATATTGGGTATAGCCCGAAACACCAGTGGAGTTTGAGTTTTGGCCCACTTTAGCGATAGGCCGCAAACCGAATGCTCCATTAGCATTTGCCATGTTCTACACTCCTCTACATAGCAAGTTAAACAAAACCTAAGTGTTCTTAGGTCCTCCAAATGTAACACGCGACTGACGCTCCGGTTTTTGAAGCGACATCGAATGGTGCTGGTTTTCCTTCATAAGATCGTTATCAACCGCCGCCATAGCATCAGAATTCATCTGATTAAAATAATGACGACGCTCTTCTACGATCTCCTCTGGAATACGAGCCAGCAACAATCCACCAACGCCAAAAACACCTTCGTAGCTTCCGCTTTCAATAGTAGGCGCTTCAAAGTCCGGGTATTCGTCTTTCCTCACAAGTTCCCAACCTTCCCGTACACGGGCAGACAAGTTCTTGCGATCATCGAAACCCCGAACCTCCGCGCGAATCCAGCGGTGAACATAGCCATCTGGCGGAGGAGGTGCATCCAATAAGGATGGTGGTTTCCAAGGTTGCCGTCTGGGTTTAGCCGAACGGGTCTTAGATGCGCGAGGAGTTCTATCTAACTGTTTGTCGGACATCATCCTGCTCCTAGCGTTTTATGTTTCGCGTACTCATTTAGAGGAACTCCCAACTTATTAGCGATTGCAACCTCGCTAGGAGTTAACCTCACTTGGGTTTTGCGTCCCGTGCTACTGGAACGAGTGGCAGATGCTACAGCCTGTTGGGGCCTTCGCGTATCTGAAGAGGTCTCGACCTCACCGCTAAACTTATGCGGAAAAGCTTCCCGTATCCTCTTGTCTAGCTCATGGTAGTACTCAGGAGACTCTGTGTCAAAGCCTTCTTCCTCTACGATCTTCTTGTGAATTCCAAAAGCCGCGAAGGTCATGGCTTCGTCAGATCCGAACCATTCATTCTTTTCTGCCCAAGCTTCTGCTTTAGGATCTGGTCTATTAGGAACTTGATTAGCTTGAGGGACGGGCTGTTGAGCCTGCTGCTGATATTGAGCCTGCTGTTGTTTGGCCGCAGCAACGCGCTCTTCTTCAATAGCAAGACGCGCTAATTTCTTATTTAGTTCAACCTGGGCAGACGTATCGTTCGTAGCGATTGCGGTCTCTAGGTCTTTTTCTAAGGACTCTGTCTGAGTGGCTACACGATCTCCGTACTCCTCGACATACCCCTTATCCAAACTTTGAACACGATCTTTCAGTTGCGCGTTCTCGGCCTGTATGTTTTTAGCAAAATCTATTGCGGCCTGCTGCTGGCGTTCAGCTTCTCGAACTTTGTGAGTAAGCTTATCAATGCGCTTTTTGACCTTTTTGCTGTACTGCTCATGCTCTTCTAAGTCTTCCTGATCTTCTTGATTTACCGAATCTGCCTGAAGCTCCTCAGAAGCAACTTCTTCCAGATCTACCGTAATCTCTTCACCTTCAGCGGGAAGATCTACAACAAGGTCTTCGTTCCTCTCAGCCATTTCTTTCTCCTAAATGTGCAGGATATCTTCGGGATCCTGTATTACAGCTATTACTTCATCGTCATTAAGAATACGGACCTCTCCACCATCTATCTTAAAGCGAGAACCCGCATATCGACCAAACAGAACCCAGTCTTTTTCTTTACACCATGCTCCACTTGGAAACTTGCTCTTATCGTCATAGGCAAGGGGACCAGCCTTTAGTACAAAACCACAGACAGTGGCTAAAGCCTCCCTATCAACAACAGCGTCAGGAAGGAGGATTCCACCCTCGGTCTTTCCCTTTCCTCTATATGGTAAAATAAGAAGACGCCACCCCGTGGGAGAGGGCATCCTATCCAGAACACTTCCGTCAATTTTTTCGGGGTCTAGAACCTTTTCCTCAATGCTGACGTAGGCGTCAGTTAAAGAGACCAGATTATCTGTAGTCTCAGACTTTTCCATCATGAATCTGCCTTTTCTAGGATTTCTCTTAACTCCTGACCTATATAATCTAAAGACTCTATATTGCCAACAAGTTGTTTGTATTCATAGAAATCCTTAACAACGCCGTCTGTCATCATCTCAGAAACCCTGGACCGTCTCTCTTGTATAACCTTAAAAAGGTGTTCAGCTAGAAGAACTCCGTCCATTAGCACTTCCACCTGCGACGAGCCTGCCGAATACGAGAGTTTGGATTGTTCCTAGTCTTGGCAGAAGATCTTTTAAGTTGACCAAGAGATCTAGCGCAATAACTCTTGCGGCGTTTCGCTGCGGCACTTCCTTTCTTTACTTTTCCAGTAACTGCCGTTTTTAACTTAGATCCAGGGTTTGCTCTACGGTATGCAGCGACTCCTTTTGCGGTCATACCAGCCCCAGACTTAGTTGGCCTATAATTGGCACCCTTACCTTTTGTTGTCCTTCGTATAGGATTTTCTTTTTTCCTAGCCATCTCAGTCACCTTCTGAGTAAAGATTGTTAAAGGTTATAGAGGGGTCTAGATAGGATTCATGAGCCTCGGCAGAGTGTGTCCACTGGGAGGGCATAAAATCAGGGGCTCCCTCCCCAGTTCGCCACAAAGCAGGACTAGTGGCACGGACCCGATTATTGGGCAACGCAACAAAGTTACCGGTCCACGGGCCTGCATCGGTCAAGTATATCACATGCGACTGCTTATGCTGTGCAGGGTCATCTGATATGTCACTATCTGTGTAGTCTACGGTAAATAAATATCTTCCAGGATAGAACTCATTGTCTATCTTACAAAGCCAAGGGGAAGAGCTTACTCTGTCCATAACTATCACACTATGCGTTCTAGACTCACAATCCCACGGTTGACACAAATGATCCTCCATGGGCTCCGGCCAATTATCCAAAGGTATATCTGCTACAAGAGCCTGAATGGGCATCCTTGCCCACATGGCTCCTCCATGCACATTGTCCTCTGGACCATCTTCAAAATCTATTTCGCATCCCGTGAATACAACCTGAAAACTCAGAGATCTATCCGGAATGGTGTTTACGGCGAAAGCCATAGCATGGATAAATTCACCATGATACTGCGTGTGGTTACACGTAAATTCTTTGCGTACCCAGCATTCAAAATGCGGTACGTTGCTTATTAAATATGCCATTTATTTCCGTCTTTTGACGGCACCTCCTCTTGCCATAGATTTCGTGCCTTTAGACATCATGCCTTTACGTGCCATGCCACCGCCCATCATCTTCTTGGCTTTGACGGCACCTCCTCTTGCCATAGATTTCGTGCCTTTACGCATCATGCCGCCGCCCATCATCTTCTTGGCTTTGACGGCACCTCCTCTTGCCATAGATTTCGTACCTTTACGTGCCATGCCACCGCCCCTCATCTTCTTGGCTTTAGCAACACCGCCTTTGGCGTAACCTTTAGTTCTCTTAGCCATAATCAACCTCTCTTTGATTTTCCAGATTTAGATTTCTTTTTAACAAACGTTGCTACGTTTGTTGGTTTCGGCCCTTTGTTACTGACCGCTCTCTTGCGTTTTACCGCACTCGCCTTTTCGCCCTTAGACATCTGACGCGCTTTTGCAATAGGGACGCATTTCGGGTACTTACGTTTGCTGCCTTTAGACTTTTTCCTGCCGCACGGCTGGTACTTACCGTCCTTCTTAGGCGCACCTATATCCACCCACTGCTCACGCACCCATTTTCGTAAACTCATGGTCGTCGCCTACGAGGTCCCGCAGAACGGCGTTTTTTCGACGCCTTGGTTTTCTTCTTTTTCTTTCCCCCAGGCGTTACCTTTCCACTACACACGGCGCTTGCATACATATTCGCATACGCACTTGGGTAAACATCAAACTTACGCTTTGCGGCAGCTTTCCCTCTTGGACATAATTTCGCCATATCAGTTCTTCTTGTCCTGTTGCCATGCACGGGCCTTAGACATAGCCCTGTTTCCAAACCAGAAACTAATTATAGCACTGAATATTACGCCATCTGTTTCTTCACGCCAAGCCATGTCGATAGCCACAGTCCAATCCAAGTTCTGGATGGCAATCATAGCATAGATCATAACCCCTTTTGTCGTTAAATAGGCTAAGAGGAAAAGGTAAGTGACAACAGGACGGACGCTGCCGCGCAACCCGTTGATAAAAGCTCCAGAATCGATAGACTTATCATGCTCATACAATCCCTTCGTTTCTTCTATCTCGGCCTGCGCGTCTAGCTCTGCTATTTTTAGTTTAGACATCTGATCGGCGTACTTCGCCTTTGCTTCAAGCATTTTTAGCTGATGCGCGTCCGCCTGTTTTTGTTTAAATATGCCTATAACTTCTGGAATTATAGAAGTTCCAAAGCCCAAAAGACTTCCTAGTAAAGATATCATTATATCACCGGTCCTTTCTTTGAACTTAGGACCCTCAAGTCCGTTCCAGCCGCCACGATGCAGGTGGTATCATTAACAATTCTGGTAAGAGTCCACCCTCCATTTGGTCCTGCATAAATTTTTAAGATAGATCCATCCGTGGAAACTCCTCTGAGCAGGGGTCTTTCATTAAAGGTCTTAGCTAGAAACCCTGTCATGAGTTCCTTTTTAGCGCAATTTGGTACAGATGAAGCCTCTTGTATAAAAGGTTCATTTACAGGAAGTCCCTGCTCTTTCTGACGTATTTCAAAAGTAGATAGCGAATCCGTAGACTGACAAGCGGATAACAGTAAGGTCAAAAGAACCACTGCACGGGGAACCATTACCCATCTCCATTCATCAGACCGCGTTGTTTGTCTTTTAGCTTCTCAATTGCCTTACGGACCTCCAACATGTCCGTTTGCAGCCTTGTGATATTTACGCCATTGCTCATATCTTTTTCTATTCGGCCCTGAATTTTTTCAACTTGACCACTCAGATGCTCTATTAGGAGGTATTGTTCTTGATCTGCACTAGCCTGACCTAGCTCTCCCCTCGGCCATTTAATACGGAACTCGTTGTTTTTAGCAATATCAGCCTGTAGTTCTTTAAGTCCAGTCTCCAAATCTTTGGCAATCAACTGTTCAAACGTCTCTAACTTGTTCAAGCGTTCTACAACACCAAAGTAGCCCCAGACCCCTACACTCACCGCCGCAACTATGCTGATCAAATTTCGTATCGGCATAGAAATAGCAGAACTGTCGCTGACCCTTATCTGGTCACTTCCCCTTCGTCCTCTGGGCGTCTCTTCCGCCATTACTTCTTACCAAGATGCTCAACAGGAAGCCACTTATCGCCGTCTTTACCTGCATCAAACTTACGAAGCACCAACTTTCCCTGACCGCATTCCCAACGGGTGCCAACTGCCGTTCCTTGTGAGCGCAGTATCTTACGCTTTACTTTCAAACACTCGGCCATGCCCCCGCGAGGAGTATACTCTTTCAACTGACCAGATATAAACATGTGCAATATCCAGCCAGCAAAGACCTTTTCGTCGGCCTTGGCGCTATTGCCAGAAAATGTGAAACAGCAGAAGACCAATAATAATGAGCTTGCCGTAATCGATGTTCCAAATCGCATTGTTGCCACCAAACGTGTTTTCCCACCAAATAAGTATCTTATCCATCGTTCTTCCTTACAGCCTGTCGCCAACGCCATGCCAAAAATCCTAAACTGGCAAGCAACAGCAGTATGGACAAGCTTGTCTCTATAAGACCTAGCCAAGATGCCGCTACAGTCACGCCACCGGGGGTTATAGTTATAAGGTCTTTTGGTTCCATTACTTGTTCTCCACGGGTGGATGTTTCCCGTTATGCGCGTGTACAAGCTGATCTAACTGTTTTGTTAGCCACTTTACGTCCTTCTGAAGCCCCTCAAGCTCTCTGTGCAAAAGCTTTAGTTCTGTTGGAGAATTTATACCTTTAAGGGTCATCACTTGATTCGCAATTTTTCCACGTTCTTGCTCCGCATTATCAAGCCTAGCATCAAACTTCTCGCGGGTGTCTTCTGCGCTTTTGATATGGTCTTCAAGATCATGCATGACGCGACTAAGATTACTCTTCACCACGGCATAACCACCGGCTACGGTAGCCAGAACCATAATACCTTGTATCGCGTGACTTGCTCCGAGTTCCATAACTATCTCACCGCTGGTCCACTTGTATACGCCCACCACAGGAACCAAGCAATGCCTCCAGCAATCAATAGAACAGCTATGCCCTTACTAATTTCTATTAGTATTTTCTGACGTTTCTCTCTGCGCTCCTCCGCAAGAATCTTTTCTTGCTTTTCGCGTTCCTTTTTTGCCGCGACCCTCTTCTCTCGCTCTGCAAGAATTAAATCCCATGTGCTCTTTTCTCCCACAGGCACAGGCCACTTACGATTTATCTCGTCACGAAGATCATCCAATTGCTGCTTGAGTTGTTTTTCTTCAATGATTGCAGCCGCAGCCGCAGACATAGATGTCTCTGACCCATCGTCAGATGCACGTTTTTGTAAGATTTGTTTATTCTTCGCACCGATAGAACTACCGGGCGATTTGTTTTTGTTCTCTTCGTGTGCTTCTTGCGCGTGAAACAACGAGTCAATCCCGTGTGCAATCTCTTGCACACCTCGCGCACTCTTAACCAGCGTCTTGGTAGCCGATATGGCGGCGGCTATAGTTAACGGGTCCATTAGCGTTTTCCGTTATTGGACATGTACGCTGTCATGCCCATGTATGCCCCCACTACCCCAGCCTGCCCAATATAGAATAGCCCGAACAAGTCGGACAGAGCTTTAATGCGAGTGTCTGGAAAAATAGGCAAGAATACCAGTGCCGTGAACACCAGCATAGAAATCATCGCTACCCAAGCCATTCGCCTCTGGGCGTCAGCTTTTTCATGCCTGTCCAAAACTTCCGCTAAAGCAAGCTCTTGGTCGGAAACCACACCGTCTCCATCAACGTCAAGCTTGTTGTGGGCGCTATCGTCTTGTAATTTCTTTTGAGCCATTCAAAAACCTAACAGCTTTTATAACTACCGCCTCTAATTGCCTCACCCATGCCACGATTCTTGCCCGTGGAAACAGATGCTTTAGCAATGTTAGGTGTAGCCTCTTCTACAGGGGGGTTATACGGAACAAAACCTTGATCATCGATAACTTGTCCGTCGCGAACACCTTTTTCTGACTTTGCCATAACAATTATCCTTGTTGCTTCATGATTTCGCGTTCTCTTGCAGCCAAAATACGGGCGGCGGCTATATCTTTAGTTGCCTGTATCCTATCTTGACTGTTTTGAGAGTTTTGAGCCGCTTTTTGTTGGTCTAATTGCAATCTTTGCTGATCCAAAGCGTTTTCTGCGGCGTCTTGTTGCGCTCTAAACTGCAAATCTTGCTCTTTCAAAGCAATTAACGGATCTGGTTGCCCCGCACCGCTAATCTGAGCACTCATTTGCTTAACTTGCTGCATACCTTCTGCAATAAGAGCCGCAACGCGGCCTTCCATTTGCTGTAAAACCTCTGGAGGCGGCTGTTGACCTTGAAATTGTTGAGAAACTTCCGCAAGAACCTGCTCCCTAGCCTTAATTGACACGTGTTCCATAATATGTTTCTGCAAAGCCATGGCTACGGACGGCACTTGAGCCACCATTCCAGAAGATCCGAAGACCAAATGCGCCATTATGTGCGCGTCGTGGTTTTGTCCTTGGAATGCAACCAACGGTAAGTTGTCCAAAGACTCTGAGTTCTCTACCGCAGGGTCTTTTGGAACAGGGTCATCCTTTCCTTCGGGCTTCAATATCGCGTCAACGTCCTTCACGCCCACCGCGTGGTACATTCTACGATACGCTTCGTGCATATTGTGCATATCAGGAGCCGATTGAGCCAGTTGAAGCTCCGTCTGAGCCAGTGTCACCCGCTGCGCCATAGAGAAAATGTTGGGATCCGCCACCGGTATGACATCAACCTTGTCGTCAAAGTCCTCGGCCTTTACCGTGCGCTCCCCACCGACAACGTCATAAGGGTATTCTTGCGGTAAATACTGCCCAAAAACCTTGGCAAGCAGCGAAAACTCTTCTTTCTGAGCGTAAAACAGGCGCTTATGGATGGCCGACATGACCTTCGCGCCCTGCTCAAGCATAGCAATGGTCGTTCCAACCGCCGCTTGCTGGTTTCCGTCTCCAACTTGCAGGTTGGATACCGCCGCGAACCGTTGACCAGCCTCTACACAGAAACCCATCAACTGGAACAACGTCTGATCGGCACCTTTGTACGGCAAAAGCATCAATGAATCGCGAATGGCACCTCCAGGTGCGTCTACATCACGAAACTCACCCGGAGATAGCGGGTCGTCGTCATTCCGTATCCGCAAGCCTCGCGCCTTAAATCCTGCCGGTAGGTTCGAGAGGGTTCCCGCATCGATAAGCTGACGCAACGCTGCGGTAGCCGTGCGGCTCAAACCACCAATCATGTGGATTAATCCAAGGCCATAAAACCCAAACCCAGGCAAAAACTTAAAGTGTACGAAGTACTGGTTCTTTTTGTAGTTTGGATCGTCTTTTGTGTAATTCCTACGAACACTGAGCACCGCACCACTGTCCTCGGACACGGTTACAATATACGGGAGCTTGATACCTGTTGGCTCCCCGTCTTCGCCCATGTCTTCATAACCCTCAAGATCCAGATCGACGTGGCATTCAAGAAGCGTTATCTCCTTGTCTACAATCGTCGGCTCTACACCTGTAATATCGTCCATCTCTTCACGGACTTCAGAGGGCTCCAATTGCGACGGCGAAACTTCCACGTCGGCATAGAAACCAGCAATCTGTTTCTTGCGTAGTTCGTTCTCTGTAATCTGAATGATGTGCGTGACGTTTTCAGCCGTCTCCAGATCCGTCGCAATGTACGGAACAATCAACTGCTCCGCCGGAACAAACTTACTAACCGCCCTGCCAAGAAACTCGTCGTAATATACTTTCTTAAACGTAGACCCCGATAGCGGTAGATAGAAGAGCATCTGATCGAACTCAGGGGTGTACTCTTTCATCACCGAAGTAATTTGGTAATTCATAAAGTGGCGAACGCGAGTGGCTTGATCTTCTTTCTCTTGAGTGACCTTACCAACAATCTCCGTGCGTACCGGACCACCGGCAGGTAACAATTCACCAAAAGCCTGCGCTTGAAACTGAGTAACGGCCTCGGCAAGAAGTGGATGCGTAACACCCGTCGCACCACGAAAGGGCTCTGACCGTTCTTCATACTGAAAACCAAGCAATTCAAGACCGGTACGGTAGGCATCTTCCCAATCCTTGCGGCCTTCTTTGTTCGCCTCGTAATCCTCTACAAGCTGAGAAGACATTCTAGCAACTACGGAATCATCCAAGTTGTCTACAAGGTTCGCATAGAAATCGCCCGTGTCAGGAGCCGACATGACCGGATCGAAGTCGATAACAACGCCGCCGTCTTCCTCAAACTCAATCTTGAGTTCTGGATCGTCCATAACCGTCTCGTCATCAACCGTGACTTCAACCTCTGGCGCGTCTTCCAGATCAACCGTGGGTATTGCGTTGCGCCGTTCTACAAGGGCGCTCGTTCCAAAGTTGCTGCGAGGTAACGGGTTACGAGCCATGGTTATCGCCTCAACGACATAATGCCGCCATACGCTTTTTGAGGAGGAAAGAAGTCCCCTGTCTGCGGATCAAAGCCAGGATTTTCAGTAACGCCTTGACCAAGTGGCTCCTGCATTGGAGGCATTGCAGGCCGAACAAACCCCTCTGACCTCATCGGTCCACCCATAGGATTGCTCTGAGGAGGTAGCTCCATAAGTTGCTGCCTTTGTTCAGGAGTAAGATCTCTTACTGGAGAACCTTGCATAGCCTCTGATTTGAGATTCGCCAGTGTGGCTTCTAAACTATTCGTATCTTGACCCATTAATGCCAAACGAACGCTGTCCGAAGTATCACGGGTAATCCCAAGAATCTGATCAATCAAGCGTTCCCTGTATCTATTAACAGCACCTTCTAAATCTTCCGCTGCGGCCTTGTCTTCAGGGGTCCGTTCACGTTCTTGAAACCTATCTTTAGCGGCCATAAGGTTTTCATACGCGGTGTACCCTGCGGCACCCAAAGCAGGAACTCCAATACCAATTAGAGCTTTTGAGAGCGGAATGAGTGGTGACATATTACTATCTCCTAAAACAATCTGACCATGGTCCGTGGGCCGTGGTTACGCCTTCTTCTTACGCTTACGAAGTCTCTTGAAATCTGCACCCGTAATCTTATTCTTAGGGGGAGCGAGTTCCGCAAGTCTTTGTTGCTTGGGACTCAACTCTTTAGGTGCCGACTTCTTGCGGTTACCTTTCAACTGTTGAGGCATCCTGGATCTAGATATAGCCATTATATACCTGTCTCTAATGGAAAACGAAGCTTACAAGCCGACAATACAATCAATAACACAATAACCGCAATCACGATCCAAAAAACAACGACAAGCGGATTCTTCCTCTCTTTAGGAGGATGCACCTTTGGGATTACCGGTTCTTTAGCCAAAATAACACCTTTCTCTAATTATATAAAGATTTGTCAACGAAACCACCGTCCGCCCTGCTTCTTGGAGGAAGTGACATAATCCCTTTTGGTTCTTGGGGCGCGAGCCCTAAAGCTTCCTTGAAGTACTCAAGACCCGACTCATCCAATTGATACTTCGGATCCTTATACATTGTTCTTACTTTTTCAGGAGATAAAAGACCTTCTGTTCTTTCGCCCCCATCAAAATAGCGAAGCTCAACAGGAAGCTTTTTCCAACCCAGAGCTTTTGCCGCCATTATCCTATGGTTACCTTCACTAACCCAAGGAACGCCATCGTATCCAACCGTAATAAACGGCGCATACTCTCCAGAAGCAGGGTCATCTGGATCTGATAAAGGAAGCTTGCCTGTTTCTTCCATGTGTTTCTTTAGCCGAGCTAAATCCTTCTCGCGAACCTGTCCCTGCTCTCCTCTTCGACCCTTAAACGTTGCTAATAAATCTACTGGTAAATTAACTTTTTCTCTAAAACTTGCAGTTACATCACCAAGGTGAGGTGCTCCGTACTCATTCCTACCCTTTTCTTCTGCATATTTAATTTTACGTGCTAACCAATCTCCACCAGGATTGTCTACAGATAGTTTCGGAACGTCTGTCCCTAAAGCTTCTTTGAAGTACTCAAGACCCGACTTTTCCAGACCAACCAAGTCCTGCATCTTGTTTTCACGCAACCAATCGACAATCTCCCCCGCGTCGTCCTTGACGGAATCCGGCATCTCGCCCCAGAAAAGTTGCGCCGCAGTGACAATCGGGCTTATCCGCCCACGCATTAGGCTTCCAATGCCACGGAACATCTGCCCCTTACTAGGTGCCTTCTCCTGCTTTACAAGTTCCTGACCTTTCGGCTTCTTTAAATCACGTATCTCACCCGCAACTCGCGAACCAATGTCCGAAGCCATAAGACCTTTTTCTAAAACAGAAGGGTCCGTGGGCCGTGGATCGTCGCCAACCGAAAAGACACGAGAACCAGGAATTATAACCTCATACTCTGTATCGGTTCCCATGCCTGGACGCAAAACGGCACTTGGAGCCGCTAAAATGTCTTCTTTATTTACCGTATAAGCCTGTAGTCCTTCTGAACCCGTTCTATCTAACCAGGGCAACGATTTTCCCGTAAAATTTGGGTCAAGTGTAAAAGATACAGGCTCGTCCCCACGCAACTCTCCATACCTATAGACAGTTATAGTGTCCGGACGATCTTTTAACCAAGACTGGGTAGCGTCGTAAACCTGCTTAATTGCTGATTGTTGCTGACCAGGGGTAATGTTATCCGTTCCAGCAGCATACGCAAGCACATCAAACGCTTGATCCTCATCTACTAAATCTCTTAGTAAGTCTGGACTATCTGCATCTACTAAAGATTTGGCGATACCTTTAAATGGATACGGGTCCGTGGGCCGTGAATCGTCGTCCGCCATAGCTAGATCCCCGTTTCAAGAGGGAACCGTAGCTTACAGGAAGACAATAAAATCATCTTTCTTAGCCACGGCCCATGGCTCTATATAAGCCGCTATGCGAAATTTGAGGAAGAGAGGCTAGTCCGCCTTGTGCATAATTTTGCATGTACCCCGGCATCTCTTCTTCAGGCATTGCACCGGGATCAGGAGTGCCATCAAAGAGTCCCCCTGAACTCGACGCTATATCTTGAGCTACACCTTGAACACCCGCCGCGATAGGAGAAACATCCGAAGGGACGCCAAGGCCCAACGAGCCAAGCATATCCGAACCATGTCCCGCAAGGCTGCGCCCTGTCGTAGCCATACTTATAGCGTTTGCTGCTAGACCGGGAGGGCTGTAATTGATCGCCGTGTTAACGACGCTGGATATGGGATTGGCAAGAGTGTAATCGACAAAACTGCCAAGGGCATCAAACCCTTTTCCGAAGAGAGTTCCTATGCCGCTAAAAAAACCAGGATCCTCTTCCGTGTCGTCAATGCCACCTATATTCGGATCCGGGGCATCTTGAGCCCGGTTTATTTGTGCAAGAAAAGCTTCAGTGCCAAGGGAACGGCCCGTGGTAGGGTCAATCGCGACTAATCCGTCATCAGAGGCTCCGCTATCAAAGCCGATATCGACATCTGCGTCATGCCCCATGTCGTCGTCATATGACATTAACCCAAACCTTTCCTACCCATAGTAACTGCGAAGACGAACGGAAGGCTCAGAGTCTATCCAGTCGTCACTCGGAAGTTGTACAAAGTTACCCTGGCGATAACGCATCAAAGCTTGCGTAGTGCTATCGACAAGGTCGTCATGCTCACCAAAAGGAAATGCGGCACATTCATCCATGACCTCGTCCGCCCAACGTTCATCTGGAGCCCATATCATCCCGCTCTCAAAAAGAGGCGAAACAGAATGAACCCGACTTACCTTATCGTTTCCCTTACTCGGTGTAAAGTTTACAACCGGTATACCTAACTGACGCAATTCCTGTGTCAGCGGCATTCCAGACGCCTTCGCCTCAATAATTACCGTCTCGGGGTCCCAGTACCTATAAAGCTCCAAAGCCTCGCTCTTCAATTCCGGAAAGTCCCAACGCCCCTTCTTTGCATCCAAAAGTATCAGGTTGGGGGGACCCTCCTCCTTCGGATGAAAAACACCCCACGTCGTTATCGCAGAAAAGTCGGAAGTCTCCCGCTTACTAAAAGCCGTGTCATAACTCTGTATGACATACTCCAGTTGCGGAACTTCATCTTCTTTCCATATGTTCCACCACTCGCGCTTCAGTATCGCGCCGTCTTCCGAAGTTGGGTTCTGCTGCCATTGAGCATTCCACTTAGCAACGGACAGTGAAGCGCGGACCCCCTCCAGTTCTTCCTTCTTCCAGAACTCAGGCCAACAAGCTTTGCCCGAAGGCATCAAAGCAGGGAACTCTATAACCTCCCACTTGTCCGCATGTTCATCATAACCCTGCGCCTTCAAAACCTTTGCCGTAAGATCCTTCAAAGACCACCGGGTCATAACAACGACAATAGCCCCTCCTGGCTGGAGCCTCTGCCGGGGACCCGAGGTGTACCACTCATACGCATGTTCCATCGCCGTCTCTGAAAGCGCGTCCTGCTCCGAATGCGGATCGTCAATAATTAAAAGATCGGCACCGCGTCCGGTAATCGCGCCCCCAACACCAGCAGCGAAGTACTCCCCTCCATGGTTCGTGGACCATCGGCCTGCGGCCTTACTGTCCGCCTGCAACGAAACACCGTCAAAAATATTTTGATACTCCGTCGAGTTGATTAGGTTACGGACCTTCCTTCCAAAGTTGACTGCAAGTTCCGCTGTGTGAGTCGTTTGAATGATCTTGGTCTTTGGAGCACGGCCAATGATCCAAGAGGGAAAGAGATAACTCGCGAACTCCGACTTCGTATGTCGAGGAGGCATGTTGATGATGAGACGTTTGTTTTTTCCCGTAGCAATGTCCTCGAACTTTTTTGCAATCATCTTGTGATGAGCGCCTGCAATAAACTCAGGCCAGACGTCCC